ATCTGTGGGAGTTGATCGAATTCTAAACGCACAGAAACTACTCTCTGAGAATCTTGACGAAATCCCCCAACATACGTTACAATGGGGAGTTGATTATTTAATGCAGTTTTTCCCAGAATGATTTACAAGACACCTCTTAGGTATCCTGGTGGAAAATCCAGGGCAATTAAATTTTTGAGTCACCACCTACCAACCTTTAACAAATACTATGAACCGTTTCTAGGGGGTGGTTCTATGGCACTGTATGTGACCCAGACTCGCCCAAACACTTCTGTATGGGTCAACGATCTCTACTACCCTCTGTACTGCTTCTGGAAGTCCCTACAGCAGCAGGGAGATCGTCTCAGCGGGGATCTACGAGAACTGAAGACAGAACTTGGTGAAAGTCCAACTGCCCATCGAGAAGCATTTAACAATGCCAAGTTGGCATTAGATAACAATAATGCCAACGATGAATATTCATTGGGATTTAATTTCTACATTATTAACAAATGTTCTTTCAGTGGATTGTCCGAATCTTCTTCTTTTAGTGAGCAGGCATCTAGGCAAAACTTTACCTTCAGTGGTATTGATAAACTTCCAGCACTTTCTGAATTGATTCGTTTTTGGAAGATTACTAATTTAGATTATTCTGAATTGCTTAACGATCCAGAAGCATTCGTATTTTTAGATCCTCCATATGATATTAAAACTTCTCTTTATGGTAAGAGGGGAAGTATGCATAAAGGATTTGATCACGAGTTGTTTGCTACTAAATGCACAGAGTCTAATAGTAAATGTATGATTACATACAACTCTGACATTTTTGTTAAAGAACGTTTCCCTAATTGGTATCAGCAGGATTGGGATCTTACTTACACCATGAGATCCACCAAGAAATATACTGCTGAACAAAAGAAACGAAAAGAACTGCTCCTCACTAATTATGAAGTATCAACACAGCTTGACGGATTATTTGAAGTCGATCAATGAAACTAAAAATAATCTGATGGATGGTGAAGATCCTGGTTGGGAAAAGGATTATCCTGCCTGGATTATTAACAAGTGCATGTCACATCATTATGACACCATCCTACTTTCTAATATGATGAACATGAATTCTGATCTTCCAAATAGACTTCAATATGATTTTTATATAAATATTGTCAGGAAGAGAAAGCGTTTCTCGCCCTGGCAAAAGAAAGTAAAGTTAGACGATGTTGAATGTGTGAAAGAGTATTATAATTATAGTACTGCAAAAGCACAGGAAGTTCTAAAAGTACTAAATAAAGAACAAATTGAGTTTATCAAATTGAAATTAAATCGTGGAGGAAAAGCATAATGTCTCAAGTTGCTGAGGTACAGTGGACTAGAGAAAGCATGGTCGAGGTAAAACTGTCTCAACCTGACGACTTTCTTAAAGTGAGAGAAACACTTTCTAGAATTGGTGTTGCATCTCGTAAAGAAAAGAAACTTTATCAGTCATGTCATATCTTGCACAAGCAAGGTAAATATTACATCGTTCATTTCAAAGAGTTGTTTGCTCTTGACGGTAAGACCGCAAATCTGACTCAGAATGATGTACAACGCAGGAATCGCATCACCCAACTTCTTGCTGATTGGGGACTGATTACTATTGTTAACAGTGATGCTATTCTTGATATTGCTCCTTTGAATCAAATCAAAGTTCTTGCATATAAAGAAAAGGGTGAATGGGAACTTGAATCCAAGTATAACATTGGTAAAAAGAAAGTAGCAGCATAAATAAAATGCGGCGTTTCCTAAAGTCAATGCTTCCTAACAAAGATAAAGATCATGATGATGGTTATCAATGGTGGGATGAAGGTCTTTCTGCAATAGTAAGAGTAATTATATTATTGTGGGCAGGAGGAATTCTAACATTAAATTATGTTACAATTCCTGGATGGGATCAAAACAAGATTGATCCTACTTTTATTGCTAGTGTATTTACCGGAACCTTAACAACTTTTGGTGTCAGTGCCGCCAAAAATGCCAATGCGAATACAAACGGCAACGGAAATGGTAACGGTAAATTGGCAAAGAAAAAGGAGGAAGATCAAGATGCAAAACCTAATTAACACAGTAGCTCTGCTGTCGGGACTGGTTTCTTTAACCGTCCTTGGCAGCGGAGTTTATTTGTATAAAAACTCAGATGTTCTTATTGAAGATTTTAGAACTAAAATAACAAAAACAGTAGTTGAATCTATTCAGAAAACACTTCCTGAACTTGTAAATACTGCTTTACCTGAAACTCCAAAAACAACAGGACTTCCTATACCTGTTAAATAAAGTAGTAATATATTGTGTTTAGTAATGGCACATAGTTCATACAAAAAGAAAGTTAAGAAAGAAGTAACAGAAACTTTTTTCTTATACGTTTTCTTCCATTCGTTATGGACATCAATATTCAATGCGTTCAATGACTAATCCCATAAAGGTAATAGCAGTAGTATTAGGAACTACTATTGGTGTTGCTCATATTGGAATTCTTGGTCATTTGATTGACACTAAAGAAAGTATAAAATATCCTATAATAAATTTTCCAGAAGGTAAATACTCTTCATATATTATTCAATCTGGAAAGGATGGATATCGAATTGAATATCGTGCAAACGATCCTAAGGTATTGTCATCTGAGAGATCTCTTGAAGTTGATGCTACTAAACGAGGATTGTTTGGTGGTGGTAGTGAAAAAAGATCTGAGTATAGAAATGATCAATACACTATGGAAGGTACTAGAAATCTAGGAGGTATGGTTGATGACGAGGGAAAGCAGAATGCCAAAATCGAAGAGTGTATCCGGGCGGACGCTGGGTCGCGTTCTCAGGGTGCTCTAGCAGGTAGTAGTATTGCTGCTGGTGCTCTTGTTCCTGCAGTAATTAATATCCCATACATTGGTTGGTTAGCTGCTGGATGGATGACTCTTATTGGTCAACGTGTTGGTGAAACTATAGGATCTGAAGTAGGATCAGTGTTCAATGACTGCTAATGGAAATAAAAGAAATAAGAAATACTCAGATAGGAATAGGTAGCATTAATTTGCCACCTCCAATAACTGCTTCAGAAAACTACACATCTATGCCATTTCATCCACCTGTTGTGGTAAATATTGGTGTGCCCATAGTAGACATTCCTGGGTGCGTAGAAGCACATGAGACGAATTCCAAATCAAAGACAATCGGTAGGGATGACCCTAAAGGATTGGTTACTTACTGCGATAGCGGTGTCCCCAGTTATAATCCTATTAATTTTGAACCACAGCAGATAATTCCTACCTATCCTGCTGGAGTTGATACTAGAACAAAAGAGCAACCTAAAACTCCCCCTGTTCCTGAGTTACAGATACCTAAAACTCCCCCTGTTCTTGCTACTATTAAGTGTCCAACACCAGCACAAGATGCTAAGGAACCTGTTGGAACATATCTTGAAGGATATAGGAAGAAAGTAGTAGAATATAAATTGATTGGTAATGAGTGTGTTCAAATAACAGAGCAAGTATCAGCACCTCAGCAGATAGTTGCTGGTCTTCCTAGTGCTGGATCTGTTATTATGACTGGTAGTATTGCTGTTATTGCTACAGGATCTGCCATCATGGCAAAGCCATTAGCAGATATCTTACTAAAGGTTATCAAACCAACAGTAAAGAAAGTTATGAAAAAGATTGCAAAGATACGAGGTAAAACTATTCCTGTTTTATCTGTAAAGGAGCGCCAAGATCTTCAGCGAGAGAGGACTCAGGCGATTCGGGAACTGAGATCTGCTCTGAAACCGAAGGGATAGCATGTAAGTGTGGATGCTCGTGCTTAGGAACCTGAGTTACATTCTGAACCACAACATCTGCACAGACTTTGTAGTAAGGACTCTTGGGGTGGAACATAATACCCTGCTTGATAAGTTCTCCACAATTCTTTAGTCTTGCGATTTCAAAATCAAGTCTCTTATTAGCAGTGAGTTGCTTCATCATTTCGATGTTAGCAGCAGCTGCTTCTTTACATTGGTCCTGAAGTTTCTTATCTAATGGTTCTGACCAAGTGATAGAGAACCCAACGCCAAGGTTGTAATTATCTTTCTGACCAGTTCTGATAGGAACCTGATATAAGACGCTACCAGGATTATCTGGTGCTCCATCTTCATCAAGGTCTCTCATATCATATACATTATCATCATAATAAGGTTCCCAGGGTTTCTGAGCAGAGATGCTACCAGTTACATAGGGTGTAAAGTTTCTGGTTGGCCCTTGACACTGAATTCCGTTTCCATAAGTGTTCGTAATATACGGACCTTGGAGGACTTGGATCGCCTGATTGGTAACGCTCCCTGAGCTATTAGCAACAGGAGCAGCAGTAGCAGATACACCACCAACAGTTTCAGCCAAAGCTTTATGTGGCGATAGTGTTCCAAGAAGGATGACTCCTATTATTGACTGAATATGGAAGTTGTGTCGGTTATTGATTCTACTTCCGTGACTCTTTGAATTATTGTTTGATTGCTTAAACCAGGACCACGATAGGTTTCTGCAAACTGAAATGCTGCGCCTGGAGTTGTCTGTGTGAAGTTTGGTTTGCTCCCGATTCCTGTCCATGTAGAAGTTACCCCGTCTATGGTCGATGTAGAA